CGTAACAAGTAGCGCGTTAGGACAGCTTATTACAACAGGCTCTGTTGATCCTGAAAGTTTAGCATTAGCGGCTATAAGTGGAGCAATCGGTGGGATAGGAGACATAGACCCCTCCGATATGACGGCTTTTGAATCGGCTATTGACAATGCGGCTTGGGACCTTAGTGGTGCATTGGGCATAGATCATGCTACTGCTATACGCATGATGCAAACAGCAGGTACTGGAGTTGCTGGAGGTAGTAGCCTTGAAGACGTAGCAAGAAACCTTGTTGCTGATTACGGTGCTGATGTTTTCATGGCAAACGTAGACTTAGGCATCGACGACATTGAAGTAGGTAATGTGTTTGGTGAAGGCACTTCTACTATTAATGCAGAAGCTATTGAAGGTGTTCTTGCTAATCTTGCTCAAGGTGAAGATGCGGCTACAGTATTGCGAGAGTTTGCTCAAGACGGCGGCCTAGGATTTTTAGATCCTACCGATTTAGATTTAGATTTAGATTTAGAAGGTGATGTAGGTTTTATTGAAGACGCAATTCGGTCGGCAGGTTCGTACATAGACGATGAAGTTCTTCAGGTAATCAGAGAAGCAGTACCTCACGGAACTACACCAGACATTGACCTTCCTGAAGTAGACATTGATTTACCAGAAGGTCCGGGCTTGGACTTGCCTGAAGGCCCAGACATAGATTTACCCGAAGGTCCAGACATAGATTTACCTGATGGCCCAGATATAGATTTACCTGACATGCCATCAAGAAAAAAAGGTCAGTTTTCTGGTGCGTTTAAACCTTTAAATTATTCTATTGGCTATACGCCTGTGCAGTTACAGCAACAAGTTAAACCAGATTACGCAAGAGAATTTGATGGAATGCTTATACGATTAATGCAAGGAAGAACGGCATGACATATCTAAACATAATGAACAATGTACTGCGTCGCTTGCGTGAAGAAGAAGTAACAAGCGTTACAGAATCTACCTACGCAAAGATGGTTGGTGACTTTATCAACGACGCTAAAGTAATGGTAGAAGAGTCAACTGATTGGTCTGCGCTGCGTACAACTATAAGTGTTACTACTGCTGCTAGTGATAGTCAGTACTCACTAACTGACTGTGGTGACAACGTAAAAGTAATGTCAGCTTTAAATGATACTGAAAACTGCTACTTAGCCTACCAAACAAAAGACTGGTTTAACGAGCAACTGTACATCAACCCTGTTATCGAAGGTGCGCCTAGGTACTATACCTTTGACGGTCTAGATGCTAGTGGTGATACTCAGGTACTTGTTAGTCCTCGTCCTACTGAAGCTCAGACACTTAGGTTTGACGTTATCAAGCGACAAGCTGAGTTGACTGCTAACGATGACAACCTACTTGTACCAGAAAAGCCTGTGATTCACTTGGCTGTAGCACTACTTGCTCGTGAGCGTGGTGAAACAGGTGGTACTTCTACTGCTGAGTACTTTGCTATTGCTGATAAGTACTTGTCCGACGCTATTGCTATTGATGCAGCAAAGCACCCAGAAGAGATGATCTTTAGGACTATCTAATATGGCACAACAACTCAGTACCATTAATCTTGTAGCACCAGCGTTTAAGGGAGTCAACACAGAAGACTCTCCTATTGCTCAAGACCCTTCGTTTGCAGAAATAGCAGACAACGCCATCATTGATAAGCGTGGACGTATTGCTTCTCGCAAGGGTTACAGTGTCCTCACTACTGATAGGTCAGAGCTTCTTAACACTACACCTAATCCAGATGTCTATGAGCCTGTACGTGCTATTGCAGAATTTAAAGACAGCGTCGGTAACACTAAAATCTTTTCTGTAGGTAACAACAAGATTCTTAGCGGTACTACAACGCTAGCAGATGAAACACCCGGTAGTTATACCATCACTGCTGATAACTGGAAGATGGTAAACTTTAACGACAAGATCTACTTTTTTCAGCGAGGTTATGAGCCGTTAGTGTACGACAACGCTGGTGGTTCTGTTGTCAAGCTCAGTACCGTTACAGGCGCTGCTGGTGTTGCTTCTGCTATGTACGGTAATGAAGTATTGTCAGCTTATGGGCGACTATGGACTGCTGACTTTACTGCTGACAAGTCTACTATCTACTGGTCTGATCTGTTGATTGGACATGACTGGTCAGGCGGTACTAGCGGTAGCATCGACATCTCTAAAGTATGGCCTGATGGGTATGACGAGATTGTTGCTTTAGCAGCACACAACGGACTGCTTATTATCTTTGGACAACACAGCATTGTTGTTTACCAAGGCGCAGAGGCACCAGCTACGATGTCACTGTCTGATACTGTTGCAGGTGTTGGGTGTGTTGATCGTGACACTGTACAGCATACAGGGACAGATGTGTTATTCTTGTCACATACTGGACTGCGTAGCTTTGGCAGAACAATACAAGAAAAGTCCATGCCTATCAGCACGTTGTCTAAAACTATTACTAAAGACTTAATTAGTTTAATACAGGACGAGAACAGTTTTTATCGTACCGTTTACAGCCCAGAAGAAAACTTCTACTTGTTGACATTTGTAGGTCAATCTACTACGTACTGCTTTGATCTTCGTGGTGCGTTAGAGGATGGATCTTTACGAGTAACACGCTGGCCTTCTTCTGTGTTTAGTGCATATGAGCGTCTACAAAACGGTAAGTTATATGTAGGCAGTGATCAAGGTATCAGCGAGTACAAAGGCTACCAAGACAACGGTGAGTCGTTTAGATTTAAGTACTACAGTCCTAGTCTTACGTTTGGTGACGCATCAAAGCTTAAGTTTATCAAAAAGATTAAGCCTACTATTATCGGTGCTAGTGGTGAAGTAGCGTCAATTAAGTTTGCTTACGACTTTGACGGGACATACAGAAGTGTAGCTTTTAACGTGCCTTCTGCTGGTGCTGGTGCTGAGTTTAACGTAGCTAAGTTTAACATTGATGAGTATTCAGGTACTACACAGCAGGTGGTACGTAAAGCACTTAACGCAACAGGCAGTGGGTCTACTGTTGTTGTTGGCCTAGAGGCTGACATTGATGGTAACGCACTATCACTACAAGAAATTAACATACTAGCCTTGGTAGGCAAAACGGTTTAACACTGGAGATTTATAATGGATGAGTTCTTTCGAGATCTTTTAGGTATAGGTGCAGGAGAAGCTCTTGGCGGTGCTACCGCTTTAGGTCTCCTAGGTTCTGCTTACAATCGCTTAGGTGACATAGGTGAGCGTGGACTAGGGCTTGGAGAGGAACTTGCTCAACGACAAATCGAACAAGCAGGTTTTAGGCCGTATACTGTTACTACCGCTACAGGTGGTCAGTTTATGGCTGGTCCTGAAGGTCAGTACACAATGGCGTTGTCGCCTGAAGAGCAAGCTTTCCAACAGCAAATGTTTGGCGGTGCTGGTCAGTTCTTTCAGCAAGCTGCTATGCCTACTGGTGACCGTGAGGCGGCTATCTATGAGCGCATGAGAGCTACTATGGCTCCAGAGGAGCGTCGTCAGCAGCTTGCCTTAGAAGAACGTCTAGCGTCTCAAGGACGACTGGGATTGCGTACGGCACAGTTTGGTGGTGCACCAGAGCAGTTTGCAATGGCTCAGGCTCAGGAAGAAGCCCGTAACAGAGCTATGTTGGGCGCTATGCAACAGGCGCAAGCTGAACAGGCACAACAGGCTACATTGGGTCAACAGTACTTAGGTGCTGGTTATGTACCTCAAGCTCAGATGTTGTCGGCACTAGCCCCCGGTCAGACTGCTGCGGCGGCGCAACAACAAGCTCAGCTGTACGGTACAGGGTTGTTTGGTGAAGCTACTGCGTCAGGTATTGATGCGCTTCTTGGTTCAGCGTTAGGACAGGCTAACTTGTTAGGCTCTGCTGGTACTGGTCTGTTGGCTGGCCTGTTTGGGAGAGACTAATCATGGCTAGATTTGGTAGAGATTTTGTAAGAGCGGCTACACAGCCAGCATTTACTCAGGGATTGTTTACTGCTGCCGCAGGTCTAGGCGGTATGCCTCGTCGTAGACGTGAAGAAGCTGAAGCGGAAGATAAAAAAAATAGATTGATGGGTATGCTTCAAGGAGCCACACCCGGAACAGCTGAATACAGTTCAATACTTGCTGATTACTATTCTGAAATTGAAAAAGACCCGCAAAAAGCAAATACGTTAGGCGCTATGTCTAGAGAGTTGGCTCAAGCTGAAGCAGCTCAAATTAAAAGTGAACGAACTCTTTCTAATTTAAAAGCAGCAGGTCGAGCAAAAGCATCTAAAAGTCCTAACGCAGAGCAATTATTGCCTCTGATTAACAGCATGACAGCTTCTCAGTTACAGGACTACTTGAAACCTGCTGTTCCTTCTGAGTTTACTCTTAGTGAAGGGCAGGTTAGGTTTAGAGGCGATCAAGAAATAGCTCGTGTTGACAAGCCCGCAGAACCTTCTGAAATTAAATATGTAACGGATGATATTGTCAATCCAGAAACAGGGTTAACTGAAAGCGTTCGTATTGGTTATCGAGGAAACAAAGAAGTAAGTAGAAGTGTTTTAGGTCTTGTTCCTTCTAAAGACGGTACTGGTAAAGGAGGGGCTGGAGGTAAAGATGGTAAACAAACTCTTGCTCAGTTTTTTAAAGATGCGGGAATAGAAGTTGATTTAAATACAATAGAAGGTTTGAGACAAGCCGAAAAAGCTGCATACTTTAATCTTAGCAATGCTTCGTTAGCAAACACTATTAATTCTTTAATTCAAGAAAAGAAAGAACCCGGAGTAACAGAAGGTCTTGAGCTTCTCAGAACAAATCCTGCTGTAGCTAAAGCTGAAGAAGATCTTATTCTTGTAGGCAAATATAGAGCCTTAGAAAGTCTTTCTGAAACGGATACGGCAGGTATTTCAAGGCTATTACAAAGAACACTTACTAGTACGGTTCCTAATGATATTAAAGCTTTGCAAGAAATGCAGTTGTTTACTAAGTCTCAAGGATTAAAAGACAGGGTTGACGACTTTTTTAACATGGCTATAAATGGTAG